CTACAAACTCTTCCATTTTACCAAAGTTTTCATGAACACCTTTACGGTCGCCATGTAGTTCTTTTAACTCTTCTGACAATTTAGTAAGAACGAATTCTTCTAATTTGGCAGAGTGTGAGCCTACGTTTTCTTTGTAGGATATTTTTTCTTGTGCAAGTGCTTTTCTATCTTCTATAAATTTAGAGATTTCTTCGCTTAACTTTTCAGACATCATTTTATCGATTGCTTCGATCATGTTGCCTTTATCGTGTTCGTATCTTTTAGCAAATTCTTCTCTTAATTCAGCACCTACTGTTTCTTTATTTTCTTTGATTTTCGATTCCCAAGCTTCTTGGATGCTTTTATTAACATCTTCTGAAATTGCTCCAGACTCTACTAGTTTTGATATATCAAACATTATTTTAGGTCCTTTATTATATTGGTTAATGCCTCTTTGAGGTATTTTTGTGCTTTTGCGTCATTTCTAACTTCAGCCGCCAGTCCCTTCGCCTTTAATCCACCTTTTGTGTTTAAAAGATGTTCATAAATTGGCGTTGGATAAGCACCCGGTGCCGAAGGTTGGGCCACAACATCAACTGTTATGATCTCAAAGTCTGAAACTTCGCCGTTACCGTACTCTGACATATTGCCAGAGCCACGAGAACTAACTCCAAGTTTCACACCTGATTCCAACATTGTCTTGACAAGTTGGCCCATCGGTGTTGGCAAAACTTTCATTTTGCCGTATCCATTTGGTCCGTCCATCCACATTTCTGTAATCATGTGAGACACACGGTCCAAATTAATTTTTAAATCGTCTGGATGATCTACTTCTCCTAGAACAGAATAACCAGAACTAATCTGGTCATTAAGAGTTTTTACTGCTTTTCCTATTTCATTAACAGGATAAACTCTTTCATTAGCATTTTTAATCCCACCTTGAATACAAATGCCTTTCATAAACAAATCTTTGCCTTCTTTTCCTTCGTGCAAGACCTGTATTCTGGCTTGATTAAATGATAACTCTTCTCTAAGATATACTGACATCTGACAATCCCTTTTTTGTTAAATCAACAACTGCTAACAATTACTTGCCGGCTACTGGTGATTTCGCAGATTTATCTGAACCATCTTTTGAATCAGCTTTCTCTTGCTTCTTAAATGAAGTAGATTTAGCTTTTCCACCTGTGTTCTCAAAATCGCCTGCTATTTTGCCTGCTGTTGGTGCCGCTCTTCCTGTGTCGTCTGCGCCTGAACCTGTTTTAACAGGAGTTCCGCCGCCTTTGGCTCCACCTTTACTTGCAACTGGTGATTTTGCACTTTTATCATCTCCGCCACTCATGTCGCCTTTAACTGGATTTTTATATTCTTTCACAGTTTCTTTTGTTTCTTTAGCGTCTTTGGCTTCAAATGGTAATGGTTGTGCAGTTGTTTCTGCTGGGACAACTGGTGCTAAAGCATTTTCTTCTGCTTCTCCACCGTTTTTGTCATTCATCATTGCTTCGAATTCTGCTTTAAGTTCGTCTAAAGCGTTTTCTAAATCAACAACTCTGTCTTCAACTTCGCCTTCTTCACCGTTTTCACCGTTTTCAGAATCAACATCCATGTCGGTTGCCATATCGTCGGCCGCCGCATCGCCTTCACCGTCTTGGTCAGCTGAAATATCTTTGATTAATTCATCAGTAGCGTCGCCACCAACTTCTTCAATCGTTTCTTCAGATGATTTTTGAGGTGCAACCTGAGTAGGTGCTGTTTTAGTAAAAACACCTTCATCTTTAATTTTTTCTTCTGCAGGTTTGTCGTCAGTTTCTTTAACTGCTTCTTTAGTGTCTTCAGCTTTGTCTTCAACTTTTTCAGCTACTACTTCTTCTGTAGCTTCTGTTTTGCTGTCTTCTTTAGCTTCGTCTTTAGTTTCTTCTTTAGTTTCTGTTGTAACAGTTTCTTGAGCTACTGGCGTTTCCGCTGTTGCTTCTGAGTCTGCTAAACCTTCGTAGATGTCTCTAGACTTTTCTACTACTATTTCATGAAATAATTGTTCTGCTTTGTCAGTTTCTTCATTGACTAAAAGCTCTAACAACGATTCAAATTTATTTTGTTTTTCGTTTGACATTTGCACGTGCTCCTTTATTGTGGCAAGTTTACTTATAAGTGTTTGTATTTACGTTTAAAACACAAAAGGTGCCTATATTTGGTGAAAAACCAATCTTTTGGTTATTTTTTTATTGTGATGTTGAATTTAGCTAAAAAATCGGGGGTTATAATAGTAGATAAGTTGTCTTGCCACAATAAATCTTTAGGAGCAAACCAATCTTTAGGTATTATACGAATAAATTTTGCATCTTTAAAATCTAGTAGGCACCTCTTCGTTTGACTCATCCAGTTGCCATAGAAAGTTGCTTCTTCTGTGCCTTTTTTATAGTTACGAGTATCTTTAAACAAATTATTAAATTTATTCAATGATCCACCGTTAACGTTAAACCCTTTATAATCAAATCCTAACATATAAATTTCTGTAAAGCCTTGCTCCAGTGCTAATCTCAATGCTGTTGGCCCAGAACTCCAACCTAAGCTAGGTTTAAACCATTGTACATGATCTAATATTTTTTGATTTTTGTCGTATTGCACATTATAATTTGAATACACTTTATTATGTACAACATATTCGGTCTCACCAATCTCTAACATCATTTTAGGATCTACAGCAACTAAAAAATCTGGTCGCTCAGTTCTATATACACCGTTACAGGCAAACACTGTACCGTGTTTTTTTAAGTCTTCTATTTGGATTCCTTTTCGGGATTCGCCATTTCCTAATACAAAGGCTGTATTAGACATTATATCGCTAAATCGTCTGTCTCTGCCGGTTGTCCGTACATCTTTTGTACAAATACGGCTTCGTCTTTTTGTTGTGAATCGTGTTCTTCTGAAGCTAATCTCATTGAATTAATATCAGAAAGTGTAAGTCTTGTTTTTCTTGTGTCGTCTTTATCTAATATGGAGATATCCTGATCAGGATCGTAAGTTTTATCTTGCTCAAACCCGTCTTCTCCGTATGTAAAAAATTCGTTCAGTTTCATATTCGTATTTAACCTTAAATCTGTCCGCCGCCACCTGAGCCACCTGGTATAGTTCCACCACCTCCTGGTGTTGTTCCTGGTCCTCCTGGGTTTGGTGTTCCTGGTGCTGGTACTTCTGGGTCAGCTGTTGGCTCTTCAAATTGGTCTAGATCTGAAGTAATGCCCGATTGTGAAACTCCGCCACCTCTTAATTGTGACTGTTTACTTTGTTTACCTTTAGGTATAGCATTTTCTTCTGCCCAAAGATCGGCATTTCTTGCCATTTCTTCTTCACTTAATCCTAAATATCTTTTTAACGCAAATCTTTTTGACATATATGGTAGTTCTGCTACCTGTGTAAATGTACCTACCCTACTTTGATCCATTTCAGTTTGTCTATAAGCCGCAAAGTTTTGTGGTGGGTTAAGTTTTAGTTCAAACATACCGTTGTCAATGTTGTAACCTTTACTTTTAATCCATAATTTAAATTCTGAATCAAATGTTTCCTTTAACATTGATTGTAATCTTGCACAATACTTGTTAAATCTTAATTCCTGTATGTAAGCAGTTCCAACTCTACCATCATTGTATTGTTGTCCACCATCTTCTGCGCCTGTTGGCAAATATGAACTTGGAATTCTTAATCCTCTAAACAATTTGTTTGTAAAAAATCTTAAATCGTCTATTTCACCTAAATTAGTACCACCCGGTAGTGTATCAACTTTAGATCCTCTTCCTTCTGCTGTTTGCGGAAAGAAATAATCCTCATTAATGCTCATAGGGTTATATGTTGCATCAATATAGTTGACACCACCTGATGTGCTTGGAATTCTTCTTTGATTAATTTCGTTTTTAACTCTCTCAACGAATTGCATAGCCAAGTGTGTTGGCATATTACCTACGTCGATATAAAATACCCTTCTTTCAGGTGCTCTTTGAACCCTGTAAATGATAATTGCATCTTCTAATAATTCTTTTTGTTTGTAAACTTTGAAAACTTGTTCTAATACTGATTGTCCAAAAGGAAATAAGTTATCTAACCCATCTGACATTGACATATGGATAACGTTTTCTGCACCAATGGCATATTGATTCATTGTTCTATAAAATCTACCACCTGTTGCTCCAGCAAATCCTGACATATCAGATCCTCTACCAGCACCTGCATAACTTTGTGAGTACGCCGCAGTACCACCACCTGTAGTTCCGCTACCACCAAATGTTTGATTTGGTGTTATTGACGTTACAGATAATTTTTGTAAGTTTGGATTAATATCTCTAATAACATATTGTTCAGGTTTTTTACCCTCGGATTCGTTTACAATAATTCTATCTATTTTTGAAGCATCCATGTACAACCATTTTAATGTTTCTGGATCTCTTACAAAGAAACAATCTCCATATTTTAAAGCGTTTCTAAAAATTCTAAAAATTCTTTTTGAGAATTGGTTGGCGCTGGTCCACTGTTGTAATGCTTTCTTTAAAAGTTTTACTTCATGTTCAGTTGTTTCATCTTTAAAAACTAAATCAAAAGGTGTTTCATTTTCTGTATTAGATTGTGTAGAAAATTCTGCAAGAATATCTAGTGCCGCATTAATTTCTGAATCTGAATCCATTTGATCATATTGAAAATATCTTTGAATTCTGTTAGGGTGTCCTGTATATACATCAGGTAGATATGATGAATAGTTTCTTTTTGCAAAGTTTGGTACTTTTTCACCAGATATTGGCGATAAGTTTGCGTCTCTAAAATATTTTTTCCAAGCCATAATTTATTTTACACTTTTTTGTAGCAAATAACAAGTCATTTATGCTGAAAGTATTTGCCCAGTTTGAGTTTTTTGTACTCTGAGCGTTCCTTCCGTAGATCTTGCAATTTTGCCGTTAACCCCTACAAGCATATTTACGCCATCTACCATGTTTGTTAGCTTTTTATTTGCAGTGTTTAATTCTGTTACCATGTTAGTCATCTTAAGTTCTAATGGTTTAAAGTTTAGTGCAGAATTAAGATTAGCATTTGACGTAACTGAACTTCCTACGTTTGGTGTTACTATTTCCGGTCCTCGTTCACCTGTAAGATATGGAACACCTGCAGACATATTACCACCAATAGATTTTTCACCACCGAACATTCCACCAACAGCTGATCCGGCCATATTTCCTAGTGTTGCACCTAACATAGCACCACCTGGTCCTCCTACCATGAAACCTGCTATTCCGCCAAGTACTGATCCAGCCAAACCTGTCCATGATGAAACGTCGTTTGACTTGTCATCATCGACTAATCCAGCAACACTCATACCTGCTGTTCCTATTGCTCCAATGGCGCCGAGGCCTTTTCCCATTTTTGAATTTAATCCACCTTTTATTCCTCCACCCATTCCACCAAACATACTTCCTGAGCTCAAGTTACCTGCTTTGGTTCCCATATACACTGCTGTATAAGTTGGTAATGTGTCTTTTAATAAATTGAGTCCTAAGCCTGAAATAGTTTTTGTACCATATAATATTGCTTTTGTAAAATTTGATGTACCTGTAATAAATTTGTCAGACATATCTCCTATAGAAGATACTACACTGTCAGTTCCTTCTCCACCTAAAGAACCTAACATACTATAAAATCCTGTTTCTAAACTTTGTGTTGCCGCTGATAACCTTTTTGCATTTTCTTGAAATTGCATTAATGAAGATGTACCACCTGCCTGTGCCTTTTGTTGTTCTTTTAATGCCGCCACCTGATCTAATGTTAATGAAGCCATTTCAATAATACCAGGAGTTAATTCTAAGAATGGAACTTGTCCAGTTGCCGCCGCCGCACTAAATCTTTGTAATGATTTGACTGATAGGTCTCTCACTTGCATTAACGCTTGTTCAGAATTTATTGTCCCAGCAATTAATGATTTAATTGTTTGTTGTACTTCTGGAAAGTTCTGTACAAGTTGCATAGCGGCATCAGTTACAGGAACTCCGGCATTAGCAAGTAAGTCTTCCATGCCTTCATTTAACATTGGAGATATTGCTCCTATTGTAGCGGCAAAAGTTGATATTCTTTGGTCGGTCTCGTCATCAAGTGTTCTTCTAAAAGCGGCAAATCTAGCATTTGATTTTTGCTGATCTAGTTGGGCACGAAGTTCTGATCTTTGTTGACCTGTTAATTTTGCTAATCTATCAAGTTCTTTGGCAAGATTTGCGGCACTTTGCACTCTTTGTTGATTAGTCATACTATCAAAGAGACCTGTTCTTCTTTGTCTATCTAAATTTGTTAATAGTGTTTCGTTAATTTCGTCAACTGTAAAACCTAAACTAGCTAGTTCTGGAGTAGCTTGAGTTCTTAATGCTTCTCCTAATCCAGCAATACCCATAGCACCTTTAGTAGTTGTTCCGTAAAGTGCGGCTAGTGTTGTTGAATTATCTCTAACCAATTTAGCAAAGTCATCTAATGGCAAAGCGGCCATATGGGCGGCATTTCTCATTTCTACAATAGACTGATTAAAGTTACCACCAACTTCGGCCAATCCTCTAAATGTTTCAGCATTAACGTCAAATGTTTTACCTAGGTCAGCAACAAAATTTAAAACTGTACTGCTACCTCGTAAACTTTCGGTAAATTCACTTATTGATCCTGTACCTGCATATGCGGCTGAACCAAAAGTTCTTAAACTAGATCTAACTGCTCTTAAATTATCATCTAATTTAGAGTATGTTACGTTTATTTTTTTTAAATGATCTTCGTGTTCGGTTTCGTGCTTTTTTAAACTTTTGTTTAAACTGATTACTTTTTTAATTTCTCTATTACTGAGTTTTTGTATAGCGGCACCTTCTTTAGTAAGAGCAAGTTCTTCTAATGCTGTTTTTCTAGCAGTACGAGAATCTTTACCTTTAAGGGCATCTTCTATCGTTTTACCTAATTGTTTTAAATCTTCTGTATCCATATGGTTTTAATACCGTCATTATCTACGCATATAAATATAGACATATATACGCAATTAATGTATATTTATAGAAGTAAAAAATGACAGAAAACACAAACCCGTTAAACAAGTATTTTAGACAGCCAGCTGTATTTGTGACGTTACCGTCAGGTGGAGCATATCCTCCGCACGTTGTAACACAATCCCAAACAGGAGAAATAGGTGTACAACCAATGACTGCTCGTGATGAGATAGTGTTTAAAACGCCAGATGCACTAATGAATGGTCAGGGCATGGTAGATGTGATCCAAAGTTGTGTTCCAGATATCAAAGATGCATGGCAAATTAGCAATTATGATTTAGATTCAATATTAATAGCAATACGTATTGCCACATACGGTGAAACTATGAATATTTCTTTTACTGTACCAGGAACAACTGAAAAAGTAGACCACTCATTAAACTTACCAGCATTATTAGACCAAATTAAATCTAAAACAATAAAAAATGACATTGTATTAAAAGACGGATTAAAAATTGCAGTAAGACCTTTAACATACAAAGACATGACTACTACTGCTTTACAAACATTTACACAACAAAAATTATATACCACAGTGCAAAACGCAGATATGAAGCCAGAAGAAAAAGTAAAAAGGTTTAATGACAGTTTTAAAGCACTAACTGATTTAAGTCACACTATTTTGTTAAAAAACATTTATAATATAACAGTACCAGACGGAACAGAAGTTACAGACCCGGCACAAATTAAAGAGTTTGTAGAAAAAGCGAATGCAACACTAATAAAAGAGTTGCAAGATAAATTAATTGAACTGAGAACTCAAGGTGCAGTACAACCTGTAAAATTAAAAGCATCTGAAGAGCAGATCAAAAAAGGTGCACCGGTTTCTTATGAGATTCCAGTAACATTTGATACTGCAAATTTTTTCGTATAACATTACTGTCACAGTCGGAATCTGACATTATTATCACATTACAAAATATGGAGAAGGATACTAAAGCATTACGACACGACCTTTTAAAAATATGCTGGTATATGCGAGGAGGAGTGACTTATTCCGAGGCCGCGGCAATGTCCCCTACAGAACGTCAAATAGTGAGTCAATTAGTAAAAGAAAATTTAGAAACAACCAAAAAAACAGGTCAACCTTTCTTCTAAATCAATATATAATACTTTAATGGGTACTAAAAAACTGGATAATTATAATCTATATGTCTGATAAGGACCTAGTCCAAGAACTCAAGGCAACAATCTCCGATCTCGCAAAAGATAAGGATGATATGGCCAACACAATCAAAACGAAAGAGTCACGGATTAAGCAAACACTGATTAAATTAGAACACGCCACCGGCGACGTTAAAACGTGTGGACACAAAATTGCCGACCAAGATAAAAAAATTAAAGACCTAGAAGAAAAACTTAAAGATAAAAATAAAATTGTTAAGAAAGAAATTGACGAGGAAATAGAAAAGTATATAACGACAAACGGCACACTAGAAAATGACGATAGCACAACACACAAAACAGAAGAAGAAAACGAAGACGAATAGCCCGACAGCTTATATTAAAGATTGGATTAAAACATTTGTAACTAAACCTAATCCGGTGTTTGGTAACTTGCCACCTTGTCCATATGCTCAAAAAGCTATTATAGATAATAAAGTTGAATTTCTTGAATTGAATCATATTGCAGATTGGCGAACTATATA